CCAGAAAACAGCGTGCTTCCCAAGGGATCGTCTTCGCCCATTGTGTGGCACAAATCACCTCTGACCTCCGTCGAACCTCCTTGGGCAACCAACTCTGGTGCCACAACTGAACCGGGTGTCCAATCGAACAGACGGGGTACCGCCACCTCAAAGTCCTCCCCGCCACGGACAAACACCATGGCGGTCACGCTCTGGGCACATGTCTCAGGGGCTCGGAGTGGCGTCAAGACGTGAATGTACATACGACCAAAGAACTCATCGCGGTACATGTAATCGTGAGGCATGATGTAAGGCACACGAATGCACACTTCATCTGCGTCTTGGAAATCATACACCAAGCGGTAAGCTTTTGGCGTTTCATCAAGCGTCAACGACACTGCCGCAGGACCAGGCACGAACGAAAATTGAATTTGACCGGCATGAAACGCTGTTTTGGCAAACATGAACTTGAACTCAAACGATCCACGATAGCATTGAAAATGCTCCGTCAACCATTTGATTGGTGTGAAATACTCGGAGCCGAGATGCAGCACCGTGTACGCCTGGGGAATCAATGGGAGTGTGTCAACCTGTTGACCGACAGTGTTGGAAGTGGAAAACGTAATAGGTATCCACGGCGCCCACTGCCTCTTGATGTAGGCAATCGAGCATTGATCCGTGCTATCAATTGTTGCGTCATCCAACACCATTAACTTGTTGTCGGAAAAGAGGGACATCTTCTGTGCAGCATCGGTTCCCGTCGCACTCGCGATGTTCCAGTGGTTGCTGCGTGTCACTCGCTGGTTCATGTCATCGTGGGCAGGCTTGGACCAACCTAGAGCGCCGGCTGAAAGCGCAGCCGCGTTAAGCATCCACTGTGTTGGGCCCACAAAGGGCCGAAGAGTGGGGATGGATGATAACGGAGCACTCGCTTGTGCCAGACCGGAAAGAAAACTCGATACTGGCGTGTGCTCTCGCTCTTGTTGGTTGCCGCGCTGCCTGATCCGCGGTTTGGGGCCACTCATCTGGGACTGCGCCACAACGGTGGCGCTTTGCCCGAACAACTCAACATCTTCCAACGACATCCACATGTTCCAAGTGATTGACGGAGAACCACTGGAACCAACACTCAGAGGGAGGAGAACCCTAATCTCAACGCGTGCAGGCGACACGCGATTGGTTGTAGTCAACTCCAAGAACCTAAGAGGACTTACATACGGAATTTTCAAAACAACAGACTCCTCAGATGGGGTTAAGTATACGCCAGGCAGCTGGTTGAAGCTGACGTAGTGTTGTGTGTGCTCAAGGACCTTATTGGGGTTAGTCTCGGGGGCTGGATAGTAACCGATCCTTACGCCACCAGCATGGAAGGGGGTTCCATTGAGTGTCACACGGAGCACAGTGTTGAACCGCATTCCATAGTAACCCTGCAACTTCTCCCTCCACATGCTGTTCGCCAGAATCATGTTGGCCACATTGCCAGAGTACAAGAGATCGTTGATTGTGTTACTGGTTTGCCAACTGCCTGAGGCGACCAAGTACGGTTTACTAAGGTACTCAGCCACCGATTGAATTTGATTGGGCAGAATGGCTCCTGCGATTTCGGGATCCAACAATTTCGGCACTCTCGTCTCGACAACCACGGAAGCGTCCATGGCTACACTTGTTACGCCAGCAGCGTCAGACGCCGCTGGCTGGTGGGCTGCATTTTCCGCAGCAGCTTGCGGTTTTTCGTTGCTTTCGTTGGTAGGTCGTTGGACTAAAACACCAAGAAGGACCCAGATCCTGGCGAGTTGCTGGCTTTGCGGTGTTAGTGGGGGCTGCCCACAGCCGTGACCGCGAGGTTTAACCCTCCAGCACTCGAGCTAGTTGGCCACCACAACTCACTCGAGCTCAGCCTAGTTTAACGTCATAGCTGCTTCTTCGGACG